AGACACATGATTTAGTTCAACACCATTTCTACAATTGGGCCATTCAAACTTCCCATCCACGTTTTGATATTCGTAGTTTGTAAAAAAGGTAAGTTGGTTTTTGATATAGTCTCCTTGATGGTTGCGTAGTTCGCACGTGACGGTATTTTTATCGTATTTAATATTCTTTGCAGAATTTTGCCAGGTTCCTTTACACTGCATACGATACGCTCAGATAAATAAAAAGTATTTACATCTTAAATCTTCCGGATCAATTACACTGGATTTAGGAACGTAATGAAATCACTTGGGTCTTTTTTGTGTTTGAGCATTTCTGTAAACGTAAAGTACCCGACTAACATCAAAGAGAGTAGAGGATCAAATGTAAATAACACGATGAAGAGATAAAAACGTAGGATCGATTCAAAAGAATGCACAATTTTCGTGCCATATTGATTGGAATACTGAAAAGCAAGGAGAATGCAGGCGAACGAAAGAATGGCGAATATCGTATAAGGAGGTTTTTTGAACATCTTTTTTAAAAGGAGGTGATCTAACCGTGACAAAAGAATATAATAGATAAAATAAGGTAGAAATAACCACGCAATGCTTCCGTAACTTTCATTGCGTAGTTCACTACACAAGGATTTCTTTTCTTTTGTGCCTTTCTTTTTGTATTGAAACCCTAACATGTAGCGTATCGTATTCTCATCCCCCGATGGAAACACTCCATGATAGGTTTGTGTTCCTTTAAAGAAGATGCCGTCCCCTTCCTTTAAATGAACTTGCTCCAATTCTTTCCCATTGTCATAACAAAAAGGTGGGACGACACCTTCTCCTTTATACAATATCAACGTCCGATAACAGTCTGGATGTTCCGCATCATAATGCATACTGAATTTACTTTCTTTACCTTCGTAGCGAATGATCATTGCTTTAAAATCCGATTCGCCCATTTCCAAGGATTCATGCGCTTCTTCTTCAAATCGGGGGATTAATTTTTTCCCAATGGTCAGAAGAATCTCTTGGGTCTCCTGATCCAAATCATTAAAATACAAGGTGCTTTTTTTAGAGTATTGTCCTTCGTATTTTGCAAAAAATGAAGTATTTAAACGCGGATAGTTGGGCAAGGGGAGTTCTTGGATCTTTTTGATTTCTTCTTTGTCCAGTAATGCATCTACCCTGTAAAGAACATGTTTTTTTTCGCTATTAAAATTATTATTGGACAAATGATGTAAGACTCGTCTAAACATATTTTCACCCCAAAGTTTTACGCCAAACAAGTCATCTAAAATAAAAAGCAACATACTATACATGTTTTATTATAATTTACACACTCTTACACAATCTAAAAGGTCATCAGATAGGTTCGCAAATCTAGACCCTTGGACAAACGTATCATGCGATCGGGGTCAAAGACATATGCGATCAATTCGTCTTTAAATGCTTCGTTCTGTTCTTTCATCTTCCTTGTGTCTAGTCGAAACAAGAGATGCATCGCATTTGGATTGGCGGATATGTTCTCCCAATCAATCTTCTGGGGATGTTTTTCTAAAAGAGGAATCGCGGCTGAATTCAGAGTCAAGGTTTCCCATACAATCTTCTCCGGGTATTTTTCCAGAAGTGTCAAGGCGTTGGGGTCACTGGACAATACTTCCCAACAAACGTCATCTAGTTTGTCTACATGTTTTTCTAGGAATGAAATGACCGGGGGAGTCGTTTGACTACGGCATAGATTTTCCCAGATGACCTTATCTAGATTTTTTTCGAACAAAGGTAAGAGATGAGGATTGTCCGATGCCAATTCCCATACAATCTTCTCCGGATATTTTTCCAAAAGAGTCAAGGCGTTTGGATTGGAACAAACCCATTCCCAATCAATTTTATGGGGATATTTTTCCAACAAAGGTATTGCGTTTGGGTTTTGTCCCATTCTACCCCAAGAGAGTTTGTCTGGATGATTGGTCAAGAGATGCATGGCATTCGGGTTCTCTGACAACCAATACCAGTCGATCTTATCCATGTGTTTTTCCAAGAAAGGCACCGCGTTTTGATTTTGACACAACCAATGCCACTGAATCTTATCCGGATGTTTCTCCAAGAAAGTCGTCGCATTCGGAAGGTCGCATATACTGGTCCAATTGATTCGATCCTTGCAAATAGAATAGACATGGGGTTTATCGAACATCGAACATACATTTGGATTCCTCGACAACCAATACCAGTTTAGTTTATTCAATATGAGTGCCAAATGTTGTTCGATGAGAGGGATTGCCTTTGGGTTTCTAGACATGGTATTCCAATCGACTTCATCGGTAAATTGTTCCAGGTAAACTAGATCTGCATGGGAAGAGAGTTGTTTCCAATTTACAGGTTGAACCGGAATAAAGATAGGTTTCATTTTGTGTTCCGAATCAAAAATGATTTATCTGTCAATTTTATAGATCTAAAAGAAGGATAAATAGGTCCGCAAGTCTATACCCTTGGACAAGCGAATCATGCGATCGGGGTCAAAGACATAGGCTATCAATTCTTCGCGGAACGGTTCGTTTTGTTGTCTCATTTGCACAACATCCAATCGGAAGAGTAAATGCAACGCGTTTCGATTTTCCGACAAATACGTCCAGTCAATCCTTTCGGGATGTTGTTCCAACAAATGAATGGCGTTTGGATTCTCCGACAACCATTGCCAATGGATTTTGTGGGGATATTTTTCGAGGAGGGGCACCGCGTTTGGATCACGAGACAACGTCTTCCAACATTCGCTACACATTTTGTCCACGTGTTTTTCCAGGAACGCAATGACGGCGGGAGTTGTTCTCCTGCATAGGTTACAAAAGTGGATTCGGTCCACGTCTTGTTCCAAGAGAGGCAATAGATTCGGGTTATTCGACGCTAGTTGCCAGTTCATCTTCTCGGGATATTTTTGAAAGAGAGACAACGCATTTGGATTAAAACACATAGAGTCCCAATGGATCTTCTCGGGGTTTCGTTCCAACAAAGAAATGGCGTTTGGATTGTCCGATAATCTCGCCCAGTGTATCTTTTCGGGATGTTTTTCCAATATAGGAATCGCGTTTCGATTCTCCGACAACCAGAACCAATTGATTTTATCCATGTTTTGTTCCAACAAAGGAATCGCATTCGGGTTGGAAGACAACATATCCCAATCAATCTTTTCTGGGTGGGTAGACAAGAGAGGCATCAAGATAGACAACGCTTCCGGATGAAAACATAACGAACTCCAATTGATTTCATCCATGTATTGATCCATGTATTTTTCCACAAGAGGTATTGCGTTCGGAGACATCCATAACCATAACCAACACATTTTATCCAGGTGTTTTTCCAAAAGAGAAATCGCATTTGGATTGACAGATACGTTCTTCCAATTCAGTTTGTCCAGATAAGGTTCCAAGTAAATCGTATCTGCATGCAAAGAGAGAAACTCCCAATGAACCGGTCCGGGAATAAACAAAGGTTTCATCTTACATCTGGTCCTATGAATTCATACGTATTCAATTTTATAAGGATGAACCCTAGAATGGGATATAAACCTTTATCCATAGGTAAGGTATGCGATTTATCCTCTTTTATTTATTCGTCAATGTCCTTTCCATGAGTCCAAAACTATGCGTGAATTGTAAGCATTTTCGCGGAACTTTTTTGATGGATCAGAATGGAAAATGTGCAAAGTCGCCCATCGTGAATCATGTAGATTATTTTTTAGTCACGGGTGTAGTTGCCGCAAAACATAAAGATTATCATTACTGTTCCGTCGTTCGTAAGTATAATCCGGAATGTGGACCCGATGGAAAGTTATTTGAAAAAAGATAAGTTATTTACCAAAGGTTTATTTACCAAAGGTTTACCAAATCTACCATGGGGTTTATCTACGTGGACTATCCGGATTATACATCGGACTCTCACTTCTATAATGGGGTGGAGTTTCTGGAAGATAAGAAAGTCTATTCGGAGGAATATAGGGAGGACTATTGCTTCGATGATAAGGGCGAGGTGGTCGATAGGGCCACTCTCCATTTATATAACGGGGACTGGATGAGGACCGAGATGAGGAGCGAGATGAGGACCGAGATGAGGACCGAGACGAGGACCGTCTGGATAAAACAGGGTCCATGGGGTGCATGTGATTTTTTTTATACTTTTGAACTGCGGCATCATACTCAGCGGGGTTAAACACAGGAGCATTTAAAGCAGAACCTTTTTTATCTAATGCTTTTCGTTCTTTAAACGTAAGATTTTTTACAACCATTTTTCTGACTTCTTCTAGGTTATGGGTCGCTTTTCGTTGTGCAATATTGCGAGCAATTTTTTCAGAAATATTGTTCTGGGTTCTACGTCTAAAAGATACATTCTTCACGGGTTTAAGATTGGATACATTGTTTAAGGATAAAGAAGGGTGTGTAAAAACCCCTTTACCCTTCCCTTTCCGGGTCCCTTTTCCCTTACCTTTTCCTTTTCCCTTACCTTGACCTTTTCCTTGAACTTTTCTTTCCTCTTTGTCTTTTTCTTCGCCTTTACCTTGACCTTTACCTTGACCTTTACCTTTTCGAACAAATGGAGGTCTTGGTATTTTTACGGTTCCGGACATATAGTATAGTGAGAATATAAACTCAGTTACACTCTAGTTCCATGGAAATTCCCTCTTTATTTTCTTTTTTAGGCGAAAAATGTCGCGACCACTTGCCTTTGTCCGCAGGTCTTTTACATAGACTTAATTTCCAATTATGTCTACAAAACATGGGGACATAATGCATGGGGACATAATGCATGGGGACATAATGCATGGGAACATAATGCGTGCAATTTGAACAATGAATCAACAGAAGTGAAAGAAACTTCATCTACTCTTTTGATTGGAATCTCTTTATTTCGATTTAAACTGTTTACCTCCGCATTTGGCGTCACTCTTCCGACAAAGGTCGGCGTATTCATACGTAATGATTCCTGTGGTCGGGTCTCGTTCCCCAAACCGTTTACATTTACTGAGAGAAGTCGTAAAGGGATGATCGCGTGGTTCGAAATAAATACACTGTTGGCAAGGATTCAATGCATTCTGTAATAAAAGCAGAGAAACAAATCGCATAAATAAAAAGAACGATACTCTTTAATATAATTTAAACTTAAATACATTGGACCATTTGATCTATGAAGTTATTCGCTTTTCTCAAGTTTATTTCAAAAGATTTCTTCTCCAAAGATTTCTACAAACAGTTCAAAGAATTGCCACGACCGGTGGGTCGATGGAGAACAGAAACGTGTCCCAAACAAATGAACCAAAAGATCGATTTATCGAACGAAGACCATTGTGGTCCATGTGGACAATATGCATTGGACAAACATAAAATAACGAAGATTTAGTTATGTTCAAGGTCTATTGGTTTCATTTAATTGACTTCTAAAATAAGTATTTGAATAGTATATATGAGTCAATGTGTTCAAAAACTATTCAACAAAGAACGAGAAAAACTCTTTGAACAAGAGTTCAAGGACCGTCAAATCAAAATGAAAGCGTACATCAAAGAATATCCAAAAAGTGGGAACGTCAAATACTTTAAGAAGATGTTAAAGAACATGACTCTGAAGAAGATGAAAAAGAAAAGAATCGACGACTATCGCAAGACCATGTGTAATCCTACCTGTAAAAGCACCCTATTTGAATCAGGCGACGCGGATAAACTTCCCGCTTCTTTTATCAAAGAACTCAAGAAAATAAGCAAGTCCAAAGACGCACTCGACTATCAGTTGGGTTTGCGGAAAGAAATCTTTGGGAAAAAGAATACTGTCTTGAAGAATGGATTTTATGAAAAATTAGACAAGGAAACTGTGACGAACCTTAAGAAAAAGGGTGCAACCTCGGGGTGTTATCGCGGAGGTCTAAGCGCCTATGACCTGATTCGCCCATTGTTATAATATACTGTTATGCTATGGCATCCTTGGAGTCTTTCAAAACGTTATATCCCAAGCAAGAGGTTTTACAAAGAGAAATCTCTTTATCTTTGGATGGATACATCGAAGGCGCGGTAAAAGTCACGTATGGTATGACCCGCAAAATAAATGAAACAATTCAACAGGAAGAATACCACAATTCCGATGTGTTTTGGAGCAACGATGCACCCGATTCTTTGTTCAAAATAGGATACGATCAAAAATACGCGAATCTGTTGACCTGTAATGCGAATTTAAATAAAGGAGATAAACCTGTTGACAAGGATGGAAATCGCAACTATTACACCTACAATTGTTTAAATCATTTTAAACTTCTATACTTTGCAGATTTTAATCAAACCTCCGCTTATTTTGATTTTAGGGTGTATACGCCACCTTATACGGCGATTCCTTATGAGTATATCCATGAGATTGATATATTGGGTAGAAGAATGAACTCTTTTAACATGTATTTATCCAGTCGATTGGCAACTTTTTTAGAAGCGATGATTCAGGTTTGGACGAAACAAATAGGACTCCAATTTAATCCCATCTATTCAACCCAGTTGGTGAGTCATACAAAAAAGAAACCTTTGGGCGAGGTGAAAATACAAATGTGTGTTCATCCGAATTACTTGTATTGGGTAGTGGAGACCTTAATCCGAAACTATCCGCGATTGAGACCCCATGGTGTAGAGCAATTTAAATTTTCGTATTTAGTGGGTGAATATAAATTAAATACCTTCGCGGAGATTTACCCAAATACCGAACCCGGCGTAGGGATAAATAGTTATGGCGACTATCGCAGAGAAGTGCTCAATCCTCCCAACGTTGTTTTCTTTTTAAATCGCGATCCGAATCTTAAACCGATTGCAGATATTTTATGTGAACTATTTCCTGAAAGATATGACATCACCTTTGGCGTTCCTCGTTTTAATATGCGACTCAATCGGAACGTGTATATTTCTTTTGAAGGTCACAATGAACGCAAATATGATCTTCTTGACCTAGTGACTCCCCGCGAATACGCGCGTATTCTCGAGACAAAAAATCCACGGTATAATGAATTAAGTGAGACCTTTTCGGGACATACGCTGATGCATGAGGATGGGAGCGAAAATAATATCCAAAGTTATAAAAAACTGTTGAGAGGTTCTTTTAAAGAGGTTTACACCCGTTATGGATTACTCGACTATTACGAGGAAGTCTTTGGACCATTTAACCGAGAAATGGAAAGAGAACAAGCGTTAAAGTCCAAGTCACGCTTTAAATCTTGGGCGAATTCTGTAACGAGATCTAGAAAAAATGCAATTGTGAAAACGAACACAAATGCAAAGACCAAGTCCAAATCACGTTTTAAATCTTGGGCGAAGTCTATCGCGACATCTAGAAAACATAAAGGTTAATCTAGAGTTTAAAATTGAATGGACTAAATCAAACGGTTTATTGTTGAAAGAATGAAGATCCGGTATTTGTCCGATTTGCATTTAGAGTTTGTCAAACCGACCCATTTAGAAAGATGGATGTCTCAAATCCCGCCGGGGTTGGACGAGGTGTGTATCTTGGCAGGAGACCTTGGCAATCCTCATCAACCGAATTACGATAAGTTCATGGAGTTTATCAGTCAACATTTCAAGAAAGCGTTTGTCATTGCAGGAAATCATGAATATTATTATCACCCGATGGAAGAAACCAATCAACTCCTGGTCCAATGTTTTGAAAAGTTTGAGAACATCACTTTCCTGAAAGAGAGTTACGAAATCTACGAAGGTTATTGTTTTATCGGAACGACCTTGTGGTCGAAGATCACCCAACCCAAATACGCCATCAACGATGTGTATAAAATTCCCGGGTTTGACCATGCCGAATGCAATCGGTTGAACCAACAAAGTATAGACTTTCTAGTAGACACCTTACGAACCCAGGATAATTGTATCGTCATCACCCATCATATGCCTTCTCGCGCTTTGATCGATCCGAAATATTTGTCTCCACAGATGAGACCTTACAACCAATGGTTTTATTGTGACCTAGACCACCTGTTCACCAAAAACATCAAGGGTTGGTTTTACGGACATACACATACACCTTCTAATACCGTGATCCAAGGAGTCCCCCTTTTGTGCAACCCGATTGGGTATCCTCGTGAAAATGAAGTGTTGAATTTTCAGGCAACCTTTACGCCTGAAAATTGAATACGTTCTTATTCCGTTG